TGTTTCTCATGATGATTTACTCCTTGAATTAGATCGTGCCAACCTACCTGAAACCATTATTAGTTATCGATTAGGGGAGTTATCGCCTAAAACTGGAGAAAAATTACAACCGCAAATCCAATAAGTCATTCTGAATATGTCACTAAAAACCGAACAAGCATTGATGCAAAAGAAATTCAGATTGTTGTTAAACCGAGTTTATACCAAGCATCATTTATACGACAAAGAACTTGGTTTAATGATGGGTGTTGATAACCCGCAAGTAGTGAATATGATGCGGAATGGAAGGGCAACCATTCAAGAATGCCGAATGGTTACACTATGCAAGAACTTGATTTCTGAATATGATGATTCCTTTCTATTGGATTACCTCATTCCCGAAGATCATATGGCCATCGTGATGAAGCTAACCAATGACCAAGTGGCCATGGCTGATTCACTCAATCAAATCATCAAGTTTGTTGCCAAAATCACCGAAGAAAGTGAAAAGCCATCCGATGAAATTGACTTTGAAGCCATTCAAGAAATGAGCAAAGAGATTGCCAAGCAAACCACCAACATTTATCACACGGTGAAGTCATGAGTGAACAAGCTATCAAAAAAGCTATCCGTCATTTTCCAGATCAGCATCACCGGTTATTGCATGAGCAATTTCTTTGCAACCGTGCCTTGGCTAAATGTGTAGCGAATACCTACAGAAAGAATATCCACGATTACTTCAAAATATCAGCACAGTGGAAAAATTTGGAAATCGGACGTGGTTGAGATTCTTCAAATACCAAAGAAGAAATCAAGGCAGTTCAAATTTGTCTTGGTAGAAACACCAGTTGGTGAAATAGAGATTAGAGAACATCACGGATTTCAGCCGATTGACATCAAACAAGCCAAACGATTCACTGGTATGAGTTCTGATTTTATTCGTGGCTTAATGAAGAAGGGGAAGCTAACAAGGCTTAATCCGAACGGTACGATTCGGAAAGGAAATGCACGTGGTACAAAAATTCCTTTGTGCTTTTGCTTTAAACAGTACAACAATTTGCAATTAGCATAAAAAAATAATGCCAGCCATCCGAAGATGGCCAGCACCAAACACACCTAAAAGATAAGATGGAAACACCAATAATAAAAACAGAGTCAGACATCCAAAGGAAGACCGTTTTAATGACGGTGATTAATGAATTAGATCAATTACAAATCACCAATGATGAATTGGAATTTGAATTCGATGGAATTTTTATTGGCAACGGTTTGACAATCAGTGAGTTGTCAGAACACTACAATGAGCAACCGATTAAGTTGTTTGAAACGGTTCGGGAAGCCTTGGCCGAAAATGAAACCGTGAATCAAGCCATTGCACACGCCAAAACCAGTGGTCGAATTAAAACAGAATTTGCCAAGGATGATTCGTTGTGGTACACCGATGCTGACATGGTTTTTTTGGACTTCATTTTGTTGGATGCATTAAGCCTTTCTGATGCAAAAAAATTGGTGGTTATCCATCATTGTATTCAATCCTATGCTCGTGGCTTAAAACTCAATAAGAAAATGCACGGGAAAGTATTAATCCAAAAAGTAGTCGAGGCCACACAATAATGAAAACGCATTGGAAAAAAACATTCAATCCGGATTACTTCGGTTCTTGGAGTATTCCCGAAGGTGAAGACTTAATTGTGACCATCGACAAAGTAAATGTGCAAGAAGTAGCCGGTGAAGGTGGTCGAACCGAACAATTGCCGGTGTGCCACTTTATTGAAGATTTCAAACCATTGGTTTTGAATGCTACTAATTCTCGTCAAATAACAAGCCTTCATGGTTCACCATATATCGAAGATTGGCACGGAAAGAAGATTCAACTATTCCAAAGCACCACCAAAATGAAAGGCGAAGAAGTGGAATGTGTACGTGTTCGGCCAATGATTCCAACCGAAAAGAAAAAGGCATTCACACCCAAAAATCCACGATGGAAAGGTGCCGTTGAATCCATTGCAAAAGGGGAATCAACCGTGGAAGCAATCAAGAAGTTTTTCAGCTTGAGTGAAGCAAATGAAGCCAAGTTGAAAGAAGAAGTAATGTTAAAATTTGAGGAATTAGAAAATGCCTAAACCCGGTCATGTTTCCGCTTCAAGAATAAAAGACATGATGACCATGAACCGTGCCAAATCCGGCTTTGGTCAAACTGCCATTGATTATGCACGTGATTTGGCTTTGGAACGGTTGGGAATTGAAGTACCCGACAATTCCGGTGGATATGCAACCGATTGGGGAAACGAGCATGAATGGTTGGCAATCCAGGTTTACGAAATAAACAAATTCGTTGAAGTTCATGGACAACAAGAATGGATTGAACATCCCAAATTTGAATGGGTTGGTGGAACACCGGATGGTTTGATTGGTGTGGATGGTGGCTTGGATGTTAAATGTCCTTATCAGATTAAAAACCACATGAAGAACATTTTGGATAATGAACAATTGAAGCAATACAACTTTCAATTCCAATCATATATGTGGATTAGTGGCCGGAAATGGTGGGATTTCGTTTCATTTGATCCACGTTATCCAAAAGCACTTCAATTGCATGTTCATCGTGTTCCAAGATGTGAGAATACTATTCAACTAATTGAGAATAGATACAATGACTTTGAAAGTGTTATCCAAGGATTTGTTGATACGCTAGTTGAAAAGATTGGAAAAAGTGATGTGGTCACACTTTAATGATTTATTGTACCTCAATAAGCCTATTGCAACCGGAGTGATGGCCGGTTGTTCTTTTACATAGTGAAGAAAATTACCCCTAAAGATAAGCGGACAGGGTGGGCGGGTTGTACGTCCACCCTGTATGAACGGCATCAATAGGGCAATGTGAGGATATAAAGCATGATACTAGAAGGATTTGTTTTGAAAACATCACATTGGATGAAATGATTGCCATTGCAACCGAAGCAAAAAAGGTATTGTCACAGAAGTAAACCCGAAACAAAACGGAACCACCGGAAACAGTTTGCCGACTCAACCGGTGGTTCCTACCTAAAAACACAATGATTGGAGTGCAATCACTATGCGATTTAATGATACTAATAAACGTCGATGGCCACAATGGGTGAACTTCAACCGGATGATGGCTTTCGTCTATGCCATTCTATTAAAAATAACCATTGATTGGTTCTTTTGTGCCTTACATCAACCAGCTTATGCACCAAAAGTTGCTTCCTTTGTATTCATGATCGGGAGCATGGTTTTCCTTGCCATTTGTGTGGTGGATGAACTTCAAAAATATAATCGGTTCAAGTCATGAGCGACCAAAAGACGTTGGTTTTCCGTGGCCAAAAAGTGTTCACCGGTGATGATTTCAACATACCAACATTTAAGGCATTGGTGACCGATATACACCCCGAAAAGCCAGTGTATTTAACGGCTGGAAACATGAAGAATTTACGAAGCAAATTGAACCGGTATTGCCGGATATATGGACTAGCTGGAACCACCACAAAAATCAATGATCATGTATTGGAATTCACGCATGGTGGATATATCCGAACTAAAAAGGATCGAACAAAAAGAGAATTCGAACAAGCAATGTTTAAAAAGGAGTTGGAACTATGAAAGCACTAATCATTGCCATCCTCACATTCATATTCGGAATGCCACTAATCGGTTATGTCATTACCAGCTTCGGTGAATGGTTACTAAACAAGATTAGAGAGTATTTGAAATGATTCATTATAGAGGATTTTGGATTGTCTCGGTTGATAGACAATGGTTCACATGTGGTGGTTATTACAACGATTTAAGAATGGCTAAAAATCACGTGGATATAAAAGCCGATCGGATAAATAGAACAACGGAAAAAATTATTTCCGGAATCTGTAAAAAGAAAAAACTAAAGCAAGTAGTATGAAACTAAGGTATGTACTTGGCATCGATGGTGGTACTAAAACCGGCTTTGCTGTATGGGATAGAAAAGAACGGAAGTTTGTGGATATAAAAACCACATCGTTTTGGAAGTTCTTTCCATTACTCGATGAATTTGGTTTGCATCCACAAAACACCAATGTGTATGTGGAAAACCCATCTGAAAACAAACCGGTGTTTATGAAAAAGGGTGTCAAGAATATGAACATGATGTTGAAAGTGGCACAAAATGTTGGTGGTGTAAAGCGTGAAACCGAACTATTGATTGAAGGATTGGAAAATGCTGGTTTTGATGTGATTAAGATACCACCACGCAAAGGTTCTTATACCAAGATGAAAGCCGAGCCATTCAAGAATTTGACTAAATACGACAAGAAGACCAGTGAACACGGCCGTGATGCTGGAATGCTTGTCTTTAATCGATAAAACCCTAAAAACATAATATGCCTATGAGTACCGAAGACGAAAAAACCGATGTGCAAAGACACATGGAATCATCCTTGGAAATGCTGGAATCGATGAAGGTTCCAAAGAATGTGTTGATCACTAAAATCAAGTTCACTGGATCACCAAAACAAATGATGATTCAATACTTGATCACAAGTGAAGAAGCACCAGCACACACGCACACCGTAGAAACGAAAGAACTTCCACATCCGGATTTCATTAATGCATTAAATGCAATGAATACTCATTTCCAATTGATGTGTGAGCAATGGAACATCGACGGTGATGAAGCGGCTTGCCAGGTATTAGGAGCAAGTATCAAACACAACATGGATCATGAATTATCAGTGACCTTGACCGGTGCAAGGATGCTAGACAATTCAAATGCACCATTGATTATCAATTCACCTTCTCAAAAAGAGTATTCACCCGTGGAAGAAGAATTGATGACACAAGCGTGTTTGAATGACTTACTTGTGCTGATGGCCGAAGCATGGAAATTCGTGGATGGTAAGCGAAAGCAAGCCAGTTTGTTTGATGCTGATGCCAACGGTGAAGTGGAAGAAAACGGTGAGGAAATAGTGGCCGAAGAAGCCGAAGGGCTGGAAGTAGTTGACTAAGTTCAGCCAAATACAAGGTGTGTTGTTCCGTTTGTTGAAATCTCCAAACGCATGGGTGTCCTATCCTCAATTGGAAGATTACACACGGAACAATTGCACCAGCCGTTGCACCCAAATCAATACACGGGTGTGTGAATTACGCAACAACTACCATTTCAACATCGAGAATCACAAAGAATATGTGAATGGTATTTGGGAATCGGATTACAAGATTCATATCACGCATGCTGAACTATCTATGGTTCGTGCTTACTGGATGCAATGGAAAAAAATACCGGATTTCCGTGACATCAAAGAACAATTAACACCCAAAGTAGAAAAACCGGTGCAAGGAGATATGTTTGCATCGGTATTAAAGCCATAAACCATGCCGATCAATTACAAAGAATATCCGGAAAATTGGAAGGAAATTTCTGAATTCATCCGCTTTGAACGTGCTGGAAATAGGTGTGAAACGTGTGGTGCTGAAAATTACAAACCACATCCGGTTACTGGTTCTAAAGTCATTTTAACAGTGGCACATATAAACCACAAAAAATTGGATGTAAGGCACAATCGCCTTCAATACGATCCAAACGATGAAGAAAACAATTTGGTGGCCGAGTGCCAACGATGTCATCTAACTAGAGATAAAAAAATACATGCTAGGAATAGGAAGTACGGACGGCAACATAATCGAAAAGAACAAATCAATTTATTTAAGTAATGGGAAGGAATAAAAAATACGGTGATTTCTACGAACAATTACGCATCACTGGTGGAACGACATTCACAACGGTTTGGGAGCATGAAGCACGGTCATTCCGGCATTCAATCATGCATGAGTTTCGGCACATCCAGTTGTCCACATCCCAAACATTTGATGGTAAGTTTTTCACGGTGAAAGCCACCAGTGAAACCATCAAAAAGAAACTACAACCACAACATATTTTTCCGGATTAATGCCAGGTAGAAAAACAAAAAACGGGTTGGATTATTTTCCAATGGATGTTCATTTCCTCAATGATCGTAAGATTAAACGCTTGTTACGTTCAGACATCACGGATGTGTTAGGAATTTACATTGCATTGCTTTCCTACATTTATCAAGATGAAGGATATTTCTATGCATGGGATGATGATTCATTGTTCGACATTTCAGATGACTTAAAAACAGATGAAACCCATGTTCAAAGTGTGCTTGATTTGTGCCTCGAAATAGGTTTGTTCAATGTCCAAATCTTCAATAATTATTCCATTCTCACCAGCAAATCCATCCAACAAAGGTGGTACGAAATCGTGACAAAGGCCAAGCGGAAACAGACTAAAATTGATGAATCAATTGACCTTATTTCCGAAGAAATACCCATTAATTCCGAATTAATACCTAAAAATTCGGAAGAAATAGATGATAGTTCTGAATTAAATACACAAAGTAAAGAAAAGGAAAGTAAAGAAAAGGAAAGTAAAGAAAAGGAAAGTAAAGAATTGTCCAATCCTTCGGAATCGGACACATGTTATTCCTTTGATGATTTTTGGAACGATTACGACAAGAAAGAAAAACGTGCATTAGCGGAAAAGAAATATTCCAAGATCAGTGAAAAAGATCGTGCCTTGATTCAATCATTCTTGGCCATCTACATCAAAGCAAAACCGGATCGGGAATATCGGCCACTTCCAACCACCTTTTTGATTCAGCAAATCTGGAAAGATGATTGGAACGAATACACCAAATTAATTGAACAACAAAACAACCAGCCCAATGGAAACAAGCCAACTAGAAATTCGGGATTCTCCAAATACGAAGATTCAAGTTCCTTCCTCGAAGGACTTTCAACGATGCGACAGTCACCAAACTAGGGGTGAAATACTCACTCAATCCGTTGATGCATCCACAAAGATTAGTTTGGATGATGGTAGCGTGGCCAAGTTTCAAGAATTGTATTTGAAAATCGGTGCCACATCGGAATTGCCGGTAGTGATTGACAAGAATCATCAACGTGGTATTGCCAAACGCTTTGCCTATTTCATCGACCTTTACAAAACCATGTATTTGATGAATCCGATTGTGCCGGCACACATTCCGTTCGAAATCGTGATGGAATCATTCATCCGGTATGCGGTTCAAAATGCAGATAGGCGAAAAGGGAACAATCAAAGTGCCATCCTTCAACAATTCAATGAGTGGATCAAACAAAAGGGTGTGAAGCATCAATTGGTGGCACTACGTGATGAACGTTATCCGGATAAGAAGCCAAAGCAATTATCACCAGGTCTACAAAGAAAACCGATCCAAAAATTTAGTGAAATGGAATTGGAAATTGGAATCAACCAGCTGAAAGATGTGGCTAAATTTTCACAAGCTGCCAAAGAACTAATGAACGAATACCAAGAAGAATTGGAGAAAAGAAATGAGTGATTCACAAACAAGATTGATTCGAAAGACAATAAGCATGTTGGGTTCGATGATTGAAAGTGGTGAACAGCTTTCAAGTACGTCTGATACAATGGTTGAATTAGCATTTACCGCCCTTGATTCCATTGAATCCAAAAGCGCTAAATGGATAAGTGTAGAAGATCAACACCCAAAGTTTAAACCAGTTAATCAATTGATTGAAGCCAGTGATAAAGTTTTCCTACTGTCTAAGGGTGATATTCATGTTGGTTGGTTTAAAAGAGTTATTGGTACAGGTGAAATATTAAGTGAAGGAATAGGATTTGTGCCACATGATGCAACACATTGGCTTCCAATGTCAGTTTTACCAACTCCAAAAATTTAAGAGATATGGCCTCAAACGGATTATTGAATCGAGCAAAAAAGGGAAAGTGTAGAATTTGCCAACGTCAACGGTGTACGGAAAAGCATGTTCGTGCGGTTGGTGAAGTTTCACACGGATATGCCACCGGTCATATTTGGGAATGTATTGATGTGGTGGAATGCAAGGAAAAAGCATGGCAGAATTGAAGGTGATGGAGAAAACCCGAAAAGAAGGGAATTTCACCGATGAAGAAATTGTGAAATCTTAGCACAAACATACCAGGTTTCCGAAATGGTGATGACTATCCGTTTGAATAAGTTAGGCTACATAAAACCACATTAGATCAAGATTATGAGTAAAGTAGAAGATTTAAAAAAGAGTTATCTAATATGTTTGGCGTGCCAAGTATGTATAATCAAAAAATGATTGAAAAGGCATTATCCAACTTAATCCAAACTGCAAGACAAGAAGAAAGGAAGTTAATACTTGAATTTGATGTGGACATTGCAAAACAAGCAATGGAAGAAAACAAAATCATCAAATGGCATATTCACTTTTTACGTGTTGTTAAATCCTATCTAAAGATAAAATCGGAATCATGAGTAAAGAAACTATCACCATACCACGTTCGATTGAAGGGATTCAATCCATCATCGATGAATTCATTGATTCACCTAAGATTCATTCCAGCAACACCAAACAAGCTATGGATAAGTTGCGATCCTATTTGAAGAATGAACGATTGGTGAGAGATTACAAGGCATTAGATAGTTCCATTCCATCAAACAAACGGTTGGAAATAGTGGCCGATACTCATGATACCACCGTGGATCACGCCAACTACGTCATCCGTGTTTGGCAGTACTTCTAGCACTATAAAAGTTTAAGAATAGAATCAAGTTTCGTTCATCTATTTTTGATTGTCGATTGACACATCCTACAAACACACAAATTCAAGCATGAATGAATCAGCATGAGCGAATCCAAAAAGGCCGGAAACAAAGCAAACGGTGCTGTAATAATCAAAAGAGTCGAGAAAGTAGTCCAACTCTTATTGGAAGGCCGATCACGGATTGAGGTTTGTCAACATGCGACAAAAAAGTGGAAAGTCAGTACAAGGCAAGCAGACCGATATATCAAGAAAGCTAAAGAGCGAATCGAAGATGGTTCAAATGAAAGTGTTGAACACCTTCGCAAACGAGCATTCAAGCGGTTTGATATGTTGATCCAAAAAGCATTAAAAGCCGGTAATTTAGCCGAAGCACGTCGAGCGATGGAAGCCCAAAACAGAATGCACGGGTTTGATCGTGGTGAATATGTAGAAGATGAACAAGCGGATGGTTCATACATGGATGCATTCGAAGAAAGCATGAAGGACATTTGGCAAGACGATTCAAAATAAGAAAGAATAAGTCATTCCAATGGCAACGCTTTTCGCAACGACAATTGCAATTGGCTTCATGGTGGATGCCAGGCTCACCACACACCGACAAAGATATGGTGATTGCCGAAGGATCAGTGCGAACCGGTAAAACGGTCGTTGGTATTGATTCCTTCATCAAATGGAGTTCACGAACCTTTGAGAATGAAGATTTTATTATTGCTTCCAAATCCATGGGTGCTTTAAAACGGAACATCCTAAAACCACTATTTCAGATTCTAAAAGCTGCCAAGATCAAATACACACACAATCGTGGTGATAACTACTTATTGATTGGTTCGAATGTGTATTGGTTATTTGGTGCCAACAATGAATCATCACAAGACGTGATGCAAGGGATGACGGCAGCCGGTGCATACTTGGATGATGCCAGTGTGATGCCAAAGAACTTTGTGGAACAATCCATCACCCGTTGTTCCGTGGAAGGTTCCAAAGTCTTCATCAACTTGAATCCGGATTCACCGTACCATTATCTCAAAACGGATTACATCGACCAAGCCGATGAAAAGAATATCTTGGTGCTTCATTTCAGCTTGGATGACAACTTGACGTTGGCCGAATCCATCAAGAACCGTTTGACACGCATGTTCACCGGCCTTTGGTACAAAAGATACATTCTTGGCCTTTGGGTGATGGCAGAAGGTGCTATTTATGACATGTTTGATCCGGACATTCATGTGGTCAAACTCAATAAAACCATCACAAGCAACATTCTTCGAACGTGGATTGGATGCGATTATGGAACCACGAATCCAACGTGCTTTTTGTTACTTGGCCAACACAAGGATGGAACCATCTACGTGTTAAAAGAATATTACTATGATTCGAAGATCAAAGGAAAGCAACTTTCCGATGCTCAACAAGCCATTGAATTCAAGAAGTGGCATAAACCAGCCTATAAGTACAAGAACTTTTATATCGATCCATCGGCCGTGTCGTTTGGATTAGCATTGCACAATGCTGGTGTGAAACGTGTGGCCAAAGCCGACAACACCGTGATTGATGGTATTCGAAACATATCATCGTTGCTTTCCACCGGAATGATCAAGGTGAATGAAGAATGTACCAACACCATCAAAGGGTTTTCATCTTACATGTGGGATGCTAAGGCCGAAGAAAGTGGATTGGATAAGCCTATCAAGAAAGATGACCACGCTATGGATGCCCTTCGGTATGTCATTCGGATGATTTACCAATCGCATTGCAAAGTGTATGTGATGAATGCCGAACTAAACAAACTTAAAGAAGAACAACGGGCAGCATGAGCCATTTGCAACAACATATTGGGTTTGAAGAATACCGGTTGTCCGTGGCAGCATCCAACCAAATGATGTTCAAAGGGTTTCCGGTACGTGACATGAACAACGATGAATTGAAAGCAGTTATTTGTCAATTATTCGAATGCAAGGCCGATTTAGATCAAATCCCATCCGATTATGAGCCGATGCATATTCATGAAGATCAAGTACACGATTTTAGACGAATTTTATATGAAGATAACCCAAACACACCATGATCATTAAAACACTAAAAAGCACTTTCAATTTTATTCAAAAGCATGATTTAGAACGAATAATCATTTGCATCGTCCTTGGTTATATCCTTGGAAAACTAATTTTGAATTAACCAAACACACCATGACGACATTACAAGAAAAGTTTGAAAAAGATGGTGGTATCAAGTTGTACCACCGGATATTGCACCACATGATGACCACGGAAATCGAAGGAATTCCATTCAAGGATTTAACCAAAGATGATATGGCCGTTTGTTTGTTCTTGAAGCATCAAGAATTAGCCATGATCAATGGCCACATCATTGGAAAACCGGTTCACAAGAACAATCAATCAATCGAATCATGAGTAAGTTTTTAGAAAAAATAAATAAAGAAGGTGCTAGAGAGCTGTATGATGAAATATTACAGATCATGAAGCAATCGTGTGTTGAGGATATTCCTTACAGTGAATTTACAAAAGACGATTTTGCCGTTGCATTGTATTTGAATCTTACTGAAACAAGAAGATTAGAACGTCTTTTGAAGATTACTAAAGGTGATTCAGATAAAAATGAACAACCCGATGGTGTATTGAACGAATCTTAAATAAACAATAACCCTTCCAACAACTCAGGCAGTGAGGAAAACCATATGAAAAACCTATGTTACCAGCAGAAAAAACAAAGGTGGTTAATCTCACAGGCCACCAAGGAACCAAAATTGATGAATGGAGAATTTGGTATTCAGACGATGCCGAAGCCATTGCCAACTTCTATGCCCATCGTGTAAGTGATAACACCCCAAACGGTCGATTTTGGGGAGAAATAGAACGGAAAGAACGTGCCAACGTGGTGCACGAACCGTTAGTGACTGATATAACGGCCATGTCATCCAACTTGCTTTTCAGTGAACCACCGGAAATTATAATTCCCGAATCAGCCACCGAAAAGCAGCAAAGCAAAATCGATGCGTTCATTGAAGAAAATGGGTTGTATTCATTATTACTAGAAGCTGCCGATATGTGTGCCGGTATGGGTGGTGTCTATTTGAAACTTGATACCGATCCGGATATATCTGATTCTGCCATACTCACCATCAAGACACCGGAAATGGCTATTCCTACCTTCAAATACAACCGGTTGGTGGAAGTGTGTTTTTGGAAGAAAGTGAAATCGGATGACAAAAAAGTGTTCCGATTGTTTGAAAACCGCTTCAACGAAAACGATACGTTGCACATCGAATACGCTTTGTTCGAAGGTTCCGACGATCACATTGGCAAGAAAGTGAGTGTGGACAAATTAGTTGAAACGCAAGGATTCGAAGATCAGCAATTCCCAAACTATTCCGGAATCGGTGTTGAATACATCCCGAATGTATTACCGAATAAATTACACCCAGGATCAGCACAAGGCATGTCCGATTTTGCTGGTTCTCTCACCTTGCTTGATTCTCTCGATGAAACGATGACATCATGGATGCGTGATTTGACACTTGGCCAAGCCCGAATCTTTGTAGATAAGGAAGTGATGTCACCGGATGTTCCCGATAATCTGAATTATCCGAAAGAACAATTCGATCGTTTTGATCCTCACAATCGTGTGTATCAGATGACCGATTTAAGCAACTGGAAACTCACCGGTGGTGGTGCTAAGCCGATTGATTCCATTCAATTTGATATTCGGGTGGATGAACACATGAAGACAGCCACCAAGCTGATTGAATCCATCGTGTCACGATCCGGATATGCACCACAATCGTTTGGCCTTAATGTCGATGGTCGTGCTGATTCCGGAACCGCTTTACGATTGAGAGAAAGAAAGACGTTTCTAACTCAATCTAAAAAAGCCAAATACTGGAAACGTGCATTGACTAAGCTGATGAATTCATTCCAAGAATTCGAACGTGTGACCGGATTAAACACCATTGAACCGGTGGAAATCAAAGCACATCCATCGGATTCCATTGTGCATGATATGTCCGAAGTATCACAAACGGTGATGAATCTCAGAAGTGCCGAAGCTATTTCCATTGAAACATCCATCAAAATGGCACATCCGGATTGGAGTGATGAAGCGGTGCAAGCTGAAAAGAATGCCATTTTAGCTGAAAGGGGTGCCGAACCTATTCCACCGGAAGAAATAGATGGATAACACCTAAAAACACACACTATGAGGAATACACAAAAAAAAATCCACGATTTAGCACATGAATCCATGTTGCTGGAACAACAAATCAGTGAATTAACACACTTCAAAGAAAACGCTATTTCTTTTAAGTCATTTGAAGCACTGATTTCAAGTGTTTCATTGAATCAGTCAATAACATTTACACTTCCTATTGAATTTTTGAAGTTGGATAAACTTGATTCCATCATCAAAGAACGCCAAGCAAGGCTGGATGAAATCGATGCTATCATGCAAAAGGTAGAAGCCGTTTTTGAAGCTGAAATTGAAATGGGTGTAGAAGTAAGTGGATAACCCAAGCAAAGACATATTTGAAGGCTTTTCGGCATCGTTGGTGGCTTTATCTGCAAAGCTAACCGATGATGCGTTGGCCTTACAAAAACGCTTTGCCAAACTACTTGCCAAGAATCCATCCAATGCCGGTCGGCTTCGAAGACAGTTTCAAACAGACTTCCAAAAGTTGGTGGAACCCTACATCATCGAGTCCAAAAAGATCGTTGGCCAACAATTACCAAAGGCATATGTGCGTGGTTTGCAATTGACCGATGATAATCTGAAAGGAGTGACTAAAGCATTGTCCACGGTGAATACTAAACAGTTCTTTGCCACTGGTGCCGGTACTACATTTCCAAGCGAAACAGCCATCAAGTTGTTAGAGAAATATCCGCAACACTTGACGATGTATTCCGTCTTCCAAGCAGCAGCCGAAGAAACCATTGGAGCCACCAAATTGCCAATCATTCGTTCCATGGATGATGCATTCCGGCAACTCACCATTCAAACAGGCACCGTGCAATATTTGGAAGCCAATGAGTTGACACGGCTAAAGATGTCACAACGGCTGGTGAATACCTTTTCGGATCGTGGATTGACGGGAATCATTTATTCCGATGGCCGACGTGTATCACTCGAAGGATATTCGGAAATGGTGGCACGTACCCAAACAGCCAATGCTAACCGGCAAGCAGCTATGAACCGGCAAAGCCAATACGGGTTTGATTTGGTTCGTATCTCTAGCCATTCCCCATGTTCGGATTTATGCTTTGATCATCAAGGTGAAATTTTCAGTCTTTCCGGTGCATCCGAAAAATATCCATCGTTGGATTCAGCCATTGCCGGTGGTTTGTACCATCCGAATTGCAAACACTCACAAAGTGCTTACATCGAAGGTGTCACCGGTGCATTATCTAATCCAGGTACATTTGCCAGCAATGAAGACCGAAATGATGCAGCATACCGGAATGAGCAACGCCAACGACAGATTGAACGGAACATTAGGCATTGGAAGAAACGCAAATCCGTGGCATTATCGCCCGATGAAGCTAAAAAGGCACAAACCAAGATTTCCAGTTGGCAGAAACAACAACGGGAATTGGTTGGCCGTCACAGTTATTTAAACCGAAGTTATCAACGTGAGAACTAAAAATGATTAAGCAATACAGACCAAAACCACTAAATGCCATAACCTTTGATGATTTCATCAAATTTGGATTAGGATCAACCACCAACATTGTAGATGGTAAACCATGGAGTTTTGAATTCAATGGCCAACCGGTCACACATCAAGACAATGATACTTTTCAAGTTGGCTATATCACATTCCGGTCACATGAAGTATTGATTTGGGATGATACCGGATTGATGTACACACAGGACAAAATCACCTTTTTAAACACCTTTGAAGCAATCGAGCCGGTAAAAGATCACATACCGGTCACATAAATGAAACCGTTTAAAATCCAACTACTCACAGCCGTGTGGAAACGGCCGGAAATCACCCGTGTTTGTTTCGAAGGAATCAAGCGGTTGCAACAACACAATCCCGATGTGTTTGATGTGCAATGTACCGTGGCCATTAGTGAATTGGAAATGCTCTATCTATGTGATGAATACGGATTTGGACACATCAAAGTGAATAACTCACCATTAGGTGGCAAATGGAATGCCGGCTTGCATAAAGCCCTTCAATCTGAATTTGATTATCTCATGTTTATCGGTTCCGATGATATTCTTTCATGTTCATTGCTGGATTACTACTTGCCACACATGGAAGCCGGAACCGCTAGTTTTGGCATACAGGATTTGTACGTGTATTCCGTTGTCCGGAAAGAATTGAAATATTTCGGTGGCTATCAGAACCACGATATGACCATTGGAGCCGGTCGAATGATTCACCGTAGTGTGATTGAACAATGTAATGGCCGGTTGTGGAAATATGGCATCAACCGTGGATGTGATGGATCAGCATTGCAACGTATTAGAAATGCCGGATTCGATGAAGTGATTTTACCGGTGTCGGATGAGTACATGGTACTTGACATCAAAAGCCAAATCAAACTAAACCGGTTCGAAGATTTCAAGGGTAAACCCGTTGAAGTATCTACCATGAATCGGTGGTTGGACGATGATATGATGGACTTGATTAATACTATAAAAGTTTAAGCAATCCAACCGATTGCCATTTATTAATTTTGTGGCACAAACAAACACACACTGATTGCAAACGTTTATGGAATTCAATCGATTTTTTCCAACAATCCTTTTTGAAGAACCCAACGAAGATGGTGCCGGTGGCAATGAAGATCATTTAACCGGTTCACTTGAAGATGCAAGTCAAGAGGACTTAGTCAAGTACGTTGGTAAACTCAGACGGGAAAACAAAACGTATCGCACCCAAAAAAATGAATTCAGCACTGAAAACGATTCATTAAAAGAATTCAAAACTAAGTTTGAGACACTTTCAAGTGGTTTGAAAACATTATTTGGTGAGGAAGACGAAGTTGATCCGGAAAAACTCAAAGGTTCTATCACAGAATTGCAAAGTGAAAACCAGCGATTAAAAACATCGCATGCAATCCAAATCGAAGCATCTAAACAAAATTTGGATGCTGAATTGGTAATGGCTGTTTTGTCTAACTCAGGAAAGTTGGACAAGATCGACCACACCAAAACCGAAGAAATTTCAACCTTGTTGGAAGAACTTGCAAAAGCAAAACCGGCCTTAAAGTTGACGAAAAAAGTCAAAACGGGTGCCGAAGAATTGGAAAACGAAGATGTTGACGTTTCCAAACTCAACCCGATTGATGCGTATCGTGTCAAAAATAAAATTATGACGGTTGGTAAGTAAACCAACAATCGTTCTTTAACATTTTAGCCCATCCCTTTAAGCATTCCAGGTGAATGCCTTACCAAATCCCGATGAGTTGGTGAAATCAACCGGATGAACCCCAAAAATTTCACAACTAATAAACTCATAGGATAATAAAATGCCTGAAGTAGCTATATCCCGCAATAATGCGGAAACCCTAATTCCGGAACAATACATATCTGAAATCTTCAAGGAAGATGAAGTTGATTCCATCTTTTTGAAGAATGCCGTTCGATTACCGAACATGACCACCAACCAAACACGCATGAGCATCTTGAACAATTTGCCAATAGCGTATTTCAACAACGCTGGTGCAGCAGCCAATGATACATCATACAAACGTACTTCCAACATCGATTGGAAAGATCGTTTCATTGATGCCGAAGAAATTTCCGTCATTGTGCCTATTCCAGAAAACGTATTGAATGACGTTTCACGGGATGTTTGGGCAGAAGTGACACCAGCCATTCGAACCGCCATTGGTTCATTAATTGATGGTGCTATCTTCTTTGGAACAAATGCACCAAATGCGTGGCCAGCCGATCTTTTTGACGGTGCAACCTCAGCCGGTAACAACATTGTGTTGGGTGCTGGTGGTGGTGACCTATACGATGATTTACTTGGTGAAGGTGGTTTGGTTGCCTTAATGGAAGCTGATGGATTCATTCCAAATGGATTTGTTGGCAACGTTCAGTTCCGTTCAAAACTCCGTGGTGTTCGCTACGATCAGGGTGGTGGAGCCAACACGGGAATGCCAATCTTCAATCCGAATCCAGCAAGCCCATCTGGTTATGACTTAGACGGTCAGACTATTGAATTCCAAATGAATGATTCATGGGTTGGCACAAAAGCACACCTAATGGCCATCAATTGGAACAAAGTCGTGTATTCAATCCGTCAGGATGTGACATACAAGGTGCTTGACCAAGCCGTGATTCAAGATCCTACGGATGGTTCTATTGTGTTCAACTTGGCACAGCAAGATATGGTTGCACTACGTGTGGTGTTCCGTATGGGATGGCAAGTACCAAATCCGGTGAACTTGCTTCGGTTGATTGAAGCAAACCGCTATCCAGCATCGGTATTAACACCGGTTAATCCGTCTTAATAAGAATCCCTCTTATGTTCTCATCACCCTTGAATGGGTGATGGGTTCTTTCATTCTCAACTAAACACACAACAAAAAAACATCATGGCAAAGAAAAACCTCAACGCAAAAGAAGAAACTTTGGAAGCCGTAGAAGTGGAAGAAACAACCACCGAAGAAACGGCACCGGAAACAGCTAGTGAAGCATCACCGGCAACCGTGGAATCCGAAGATGCTTATGTGTTCACCGTGTCCACATCAACCCCGTTTGGTTACAAAACCAAAGGTGACATCCTTCATGAAAGTGATGTGCCGGAAAAAACCTTCAAAGGCTGGTTGAATGCTGGAATCATCCGCAAAGGTGGATTAAAAACAGTGATTGAATAATGCCAAAGCAAGTTCAATTAAATATTGATTGGAAAACATACAAGGCCGGTGACATCCTAACCGTGGAACACCGGCCACGGTATGTGTTGGACTTCCTAATCAATCAAGGTTGGGCGGTTGACATAAGTAATGATGATCCAATCCAGGTGGAAGAAAAACCAACTATGGATAGTTCCAAAAAGGAAATTGAAGCCTATTTGGACAAACACAACATCACCTTTTCTGAATACGCCAAAAAATCTGAATTACTAGAGTTGATACCATAATGGCTTACATCGATGCAGCAAGATATAACGCAATAACCGGTCGAACCACAACCGAAGCAAGTGACCAACGTTTGTTGATGGCTTCCAGGTTATTGGATTCCCGTGTTGGAAACTATGTTCGCATTGATGACGATACCAACGCATATGATGGCTTTAAACTCGATTTAGATACACTCAGAGCCTACCAAAAAGAAGCCGTTGAACATTGGGTGGCTTGGATGGTGGCAGCCTTGTTTATAGGTGGTGATGCACCGAATACATTTCAAAACATCAAACTTGGCCGGTTCTCTATCACTGAAAATGCCAGCCAGCAAGATAAGACCTTGCCAAACTTAGTGGAATTTGCCGACATCCAGCTCAAGGATGCGAAAATCATCAACACGCATGTGAAAACAAGAAAGGGTGAATCCAATGACACGTGGCTTTAATGCTTTAATGACTCATGATGTCACGGTACTTCAACTAGATTCTGATTTCACGGGTTCACATACTACACTAAACACTTTCCAAGAAAAAGGATTTGTTGAATACGACCAGCATCGTGGCTTAAACAACGATGGTGAACAAATCGACATCAACGGCATTGTGTATTTGAAGAATGACACCAATTTCGATGAAAACCATCCAACTTGGAGCATTCAGCACAACAACCGAACCATGCGTGTGGTCAATGTGGCACGTATC